CATTGGTCGCATCTTCAAAACGACCACAATGGCTTGTGGCACAACACGCGATACAGCCACTTGGCATCACGTCAAAGGCGAAAGCCCAACAACCAAAAAATCTTGGCAAGATGCCGCCAAAGATTTGTTCAAATCTTTCAGAAAGGAAGCAGAATAATGTCAGGCGCAACAGCACAAGACTTCGCAAAATGGGAAGCCCACGCCAAGAGCGTGGACTACCACGCCCTCGTCTTCATTATCCAAGACTGCCGCAATGCGCGGGAAGCCATGAAAGGCTGGAACCCCGAAAAAGAAAACTTCTATGCCGATCAAGGCATGACATATTCAGACGAACTCAGGAGGAGGATTAAGTGAACCAAGATGATCTAGATACGCTCAAAGAGGTGCGCCAAGAAATTCGGCGCATCAATCAAGCCGCAATGCGAACCATCTTCAATCCAGCAGCAACAGAAGCACTGGAGGAATTAATAGAGAAAATTGGTGAGGGAAATGATAATTCGACAGTTTAACTATCCGTTCTTGGATGATGTGCTGAGACAGCAAGAACAAATGCTGGATGGATTGCATTTCGATAACGCAAAAAAATGCGAAATCATCGCAGCAACAAACAAAATTGCATCAATCAAAATCGCAATCGAAGTGGGAGAAGAATACGAACCAGACTTTTGAAATAAACTTTGCAGACAGTGCAAAATCTTCTTGAACATATAAAATAAATCTCTATCTGTAAGTCACAATAAAAAAGAAAGGAGGTAAAAAATGAAGCCAAGCGTCAAAGAACTCTGCAAAGGCAAAACCAAAGCAGAAATTCGTGAACTCGCAATTGAAGAAATTCTTCCATTTGTGCAAAACCGCGAAGAAGCAGTCTACGCATTCGATAAGCTGCAAAAACTCTACAACGAAATGTAATGCGAAAGGGGGCGGTAAAAACTGCCCCTTCGTCAAATCAATCAATAGGAAAAAACAATGGAACTTCAAAAAATTCACGGGTTAATCACAAACATAACCCAACACTACAGCGCATTCGCGGTAGATGCCGAAGGCCAAAATACCTTCATAACAAACAACCTCGCACGGTTCCTGCAATTATCTGTAGGCGATCAAGTGCTAATGGAAGTCGTGCCAAATCATTCAGACAAGGCGCAAACAATACCGTTCCGCGCAGTCGGTTGCGTAAAGCTCAAGGAAAGTCTGCCCGAAGAAAATCCAGAGCAGCCAGAACATGGCGTCCTGACAGAAATCATTGAGCGGCAAAAACAAACGCCGCAACAAATCAAGGAAGACCTCAAGGCGGTGCTGAAAGCCGCAGATACATATCTCATTACGTCCGAAGTGATTGCAGCATACCGCGAAGAAAATCCAGAACATGCAGACACAACAGATAAAGATATCAATAACAATCTGGCTAAAATGCACAGCAAAGGCAAAATAGCCAAGGCCGAAGTGTGGGGAAGCCCAGCGCAATCCAAATGCAGCTTTAACCTCTGGGCGCATAACGTATCAAGGTTTACTCTATGAGCCTAGAACGCATCGAAGAGTTGGGTCAAATTTTATCAAAACTTGACCTGACAATCTCACATATGTTGTCGTGCAAAATAACGCCCGATGATTTCCCAGACCTCAATGACGCACTCACAATGTTAGAAGAGGCCAGAGGAATGCTGCGAAAGGCATATCAAAACGTCAGGACAGAATATGACCAGACAGGCAATTAAACGAGAGCAGTTCAAAGTGGATCACCTGACTTTTGAACTGACAGACACGACCTACAAAGTAATCGCTGGAGAGGCCGTACACGCAAAGGATCGACGCCCACTATTCACAGGCGTCATCACCAAAGGAACCGCAACAGAGCTACGCAGGCTGGCTCACCACTTCGATGAACGGGAGGATAAATTATGATCGATTACGATAAAATAAACTTAAATGAATACGCTCTTAAACTAAGGCGCGATGGAAAAACATTTAAGCAAATAGGCGATGAGCTTGGTGTAAGCATGGAACGAGCAAGGCAGAGGGTTGCGTGGGGAAGCAGACATGAAGACAAGCTAGAGCTTCATGAAGCTGCCACAACAATGGGCGATCTGTTTATGTCAGCAAGAGCAATGAATACAATAAACACCCTGTCGGCTCTTGATATGACATTTGATGAGTTTTTGGAAAATGTCAGCTATAAAAAAATGATGCATACACCCAATCTTGGAAAGGTTACCGCCAAAGAAATAATAAATACGCTCAAAGAAAAAAACGTCTCAGAAGAAAAGCTGGCAAAATGGGAAGGGAAAAACAATAAAATAAAACCATATCAGGCAATCGCAATCACTATCCAAAGCGTTTGCAAAAACCCTGATATCAAACCAAAAGATCGCATGAAAAAAATAGCAACAATTCTTGAGCCAATGCTAAACGAAATATTCGGCAGCGAATACGAACCATATGAAGAGGATAAATTATGATCGTTAAATCTTGGCAATTCAGAGGCTACGAGTGGAGCCAAGACATGCCAGAGTGGCTAAAGCCAGAATGCTCCAAACGTGCAGGAAGCTCACACCTCTGGGTTCACACGCAGGCAGGAGAGCAAGCAGCAGCGTCAGGGCAATACATCGCCATCAATCTGAGAGGCCACGTCAGCATACACAACACAAAGCCAGACGGCTGGGTGAAAGAAATTATCGCAGGCGCTGCCTTCGCAATCATTGTCGCAATTGTCGCCATCGCAATGCTCTCCCTTTAATTAATCGCAATTAATGGGAGTTGACACAAATGTTTTCAATTGACCCAGAATCAATGCATGATAAAACAAACGGGAAATCGAGGATGGTCTCCTTGAAGTCGGTTAGATTGAGGCTCAAAGCAATGCTAGTTGTGGAGAGTAAATATAGCTTGTCGTAGTGATAGCTGCGGCAGGCTTTTTTTATCACAAGAACGACAACCCTTTTTTTTAATTTAATTTTGCATTATATAAAAATTAAAGGAGGGCCGCATCATGGCGAAAAAAACAACCAAGAAACAACCAGCCAAAAAACCAGTCGGCAGGCCAAAGTTTGAAATTACAGAAGAGGTTCTTGCAAGCACAGAAACGCTTATGGCAAAGGGACTGACAAAAGAACAGTGCGCTGGAATGCTGGGCATTTCAGTCTCCACCTTCATGCTTCATCAGGCAGAAAATTCGGAATTTTCGGACGCCATAAAAAGGGGCGAGGCAATGGGGATCGACGCCGTGACCAACGCGCTCTTCGAAAATGCCACCGTCAAAAAAGATAATACCGCCATCATATTCTATTTGAAGAACCGCGCAGGCTGGGTGGATAAATCAGAAACAAAAATTCAAGAGGAAAAAACAATAACCCTCGACCTCACAAGGATTGGTATAAATGAACTCAGCGCAATTGAACGAGCTTTTGAGCAATCTCACATTGGAGCAAGTCAGGGCCGAAAAGTACCGCAGATCATTGAGGGAGTTTACGAAAGCAGCATGGCCGACGATTGAACCGGGCGTCGATTTCAAAAACAACTGGCACATCGATGCCATCAGTGATCACCTCCAAGCCGTGGCCGAAGGCGACATCAAGCGCCTGATCATCAACGTGCCGCCACGCCACATGAAATCAATCAGCGTGGCCGTGGCGCTGCCTGCGTGGACTTGGGCCACACAACCATCCAAGAAGTTCCTCTATGCGTCCTATGCAGCCTCCCTGTCGATCAGGGATAGCACCAAGTGCCGCAGGCTGATCGATAGCCCGTGGTACAAGGCGCACTTCGGTGACAAGTTCAAGCTGACCGACGATCAAAACCAGAAGCAGCGGTTTGAAAATGATCACACAGGCTATAGGATCGCCACCAGTGTTGGCGGCGCTTTGACCGGAGACGGGGGAGACGTTATCTGCATTGATGACCCCCACAATAGCGTGGAGGCCGACAGCAGCGCCGTCAGGGAGGGTGTTCTGGAGTGGTGGGATCAGGCCATGCAGACGCGCCTTAACGACCCACAGACGGGCGCGTTTGTCATCATCATGCAAAGGCTGCACGAACAAGACCTCACAGGTCATATACTCGCCAATGAGCTAGGAAATGAATGGGATCACCTGTGCCTGCCTGCCAGATATGAGATCGGCCACCCAACGCCCAACAGATCAACCCTTGGCTTTACAGACCCCCGCACAGAAGAGGGGGAGCTTCTGTGGCCTGAGAGGATGGACGAGAAGACCCTGACCACCCTAGAGCGCAGTCTTGGCTCTTACGCAGCCGCAGGGCAGCTACAGCAGCGGCCAAGCCCCAAGGGCGGTGGCATCCTAAAGTCAAGCTGGTGGGTGCCGTGGGAGAAGGAAGACCTCCCCGAAAATATCGAATATGTAATCCAATCGTGGGACACAGCCTTTGAAACAAAGGAAAGCTCTAGCTTCAGCGCCCGTACCACTTGGGGCGTATTCAAGTATCAAGGATACGACTGCGCCATCGTGCTAGAGGCATGGTACGATAAAGTTAACTACCCAGAGCTACGCAAGCTGGCGCAGGAGGCATACGATGACTGGGAGCCAGACGCAGTGCTGATCGAAAAGAAGGCGTCAGGGCAGAGCCTCCTGCAAGACCTCAGAATGGCAGGGGTGCCAGTGCTGGCATATTCACCAGATCGCGACAAAGAAGCTCGCGCCCACGCCGCATCTGCCCTGCTGGAAGACGGCAGAATATTCTATCCTAAGCGCAAATGGGCCGAAGATTTGATCTCAATATGTGCCGCCTTCCCCGCTCACCCAAATGATGATATCGTTGACACTTGCACCCAAGCATGGCTAAGACTGCGTAAGGGCTGGTTCCTTGGTCACACAGAAGACCCCGACGAGGACGATTATCAAGAACCGCAAAGGATAACTCTATATGGCTGATCCAAATGTAATCCCGTTTGCTGAAGGCGCACCCGCAGATGACCTGATGGTCGAGACCCTCCCAGACGGTGACGTGCTAATCGGTGACCCAGAGCTTGACGATATCGAAGAAAGCGACAGCGGCTTCGACGCCAACCTCGCAGAAGAGATTGACGCACGCGAGTTATCGGCCAAGGGCGCGGAGCTTGTCAGCTTTTACGAAAACGATGAAGCCGCACGGGACGAGTGGAAAACACGCTACAAAGCTGGCCTCAAAACCTTAGACCCAGACGGGGGGCTGGACGAGGGCGAAGACGAGAGGGCCACCCGTGGCCTGTCCATCGTTGTTCATCCCCTGATCGCTGAAGCGGCAACGCAATTCAATGCCAAGGCCATTGCAGAGCTTTACCCGTCAGGTGGCCCAATCAAGTCGGTCATCATTGGTCAGCCAGACGAGGAAATCGAAGAGCAGGGCCGCAGGGTCAGAGAATTTATGAATTATCAGATCACAGAGGAAATGCCCGAATACTTTCCCGATCTGGATCAAATGCTGTTTCACTTACCGCTCGTCGGCCAGACGTTCAAAAAGGTTTGGTGGGACGTAAACCTCGACAGGCAATGCAGCCAGTTCGTCAAGGCAGAAGACTTCTGCGTGGCACCAGAGAGCAAAGACCTCTACACATCCCCACGCTATACCCACGTCATTAGAATGCCAAAGAACGACTACAATCGCTATGTTCAAAACGGCTATTACCTCCAGACCAGCGATGCAGGCAGCGATGATGTCGATCCAGCCGACAGCGTTATTGGCGAAATCGAAGGCGTTGATGAATACGACGATAGCAATGATGACATAATCACACTGCTGGAAATGCACGTCTATGATTTGTTCGACGGCATTGATGGCGAAGAAATGGATGAAGAGGATGAGGACGATAATGCTGTCGCCCTGCCCTATGTCATTACCATTGATTACGACAATCAAAAGATCGTGTCGGTCAGGCGCAATTGGCGCGAAGACGATGAGCTAAAGAAACGCCGCGACTGGTTTGTGAGCTACAAGTTCTTGCCGGGTTTGGGATTTTACGGCTTTGGCCTCTATCACATGATCGGTGGGCTGGGCAAAGCGGCGACAGGATCACTTCGCGCCCTGCTCGACAGTGCCGCATTCAGCAATATGCAAGGTGGGTTTAAGCTGCGTGGCCGTGTTACTGGCGGCGATGTGCAAGTTAACCCCGGTGAATTTGTCGATCTCGACAGCACCGTCGATGACGTTAACAAAGCCATAATGCCACTGCCGTTTAAAGAGCCGTCAGGGTCGCTGTTTAATCTGTTGGGCTTTATGGTTGAGGCAGGCCAACGATTTGCATCCACAGCCGATCTCAATGTCGGTGACGTAAATCCAAACGCCCCAGTGGGATCGACGGTTGCCTTAATTGAGCAGGGATCGAAGGCGTTCAGCGCAATTCACAAGCGCCTGCACTACTCGCAGGGCCAAGAATTTAAAATGCTGGCGGCTTTAAACGCAGAAAATCTGCCAGAAGAATTTACGTTCTCACGCGCTGGAGCAGCCGAAACGATCTATGCCGCCGACTTTGATGACCGCATTGACATCGTGCCTGTGTCCGACCCCAATATCTTTAGCACCGCCCAGCGTATCGCGCAGGCACAGGCCGTGCTGCAAATGGCGCAGGCTGCGCCTCAACTTCACGATATGTACGAGGCGTACAAGCGGATGTACGAGGCGATCCGCATTCAGAACATCGATGAAATATTGAAAAAACCAGAAGAAGCTGTTCAGATGGACTGCATCGATGAAAATATGAGCGTGATGTATGGCAAGCCAATCCGCGCCTTCATTGAGCAAGACCATGAGGCGCACATCGCAGTGCATATGCAGTTTCTGCAAGACCCATCTTTGGCTGGCAACCCCGGCGCTAAAACTATGCAGCCGATCTTAATTGCCCACATCGCAGAGCATATCGCGCTGCTGTATCGCCTGAGAATGCAGGCCAGTGTGGC